GAATTGAAATGCCAATGGTCGGTGGAAAAAAGTTTAGCTACGATGCCAAAGGTATGGCGATGGCAAAGAAGGCCGCTGCTAAATCTGGCAAAGCTATGATGATGACCAAAGCGAAGAAGAAAAAGAAGTAAGGTGTCAAAAGATTCGCGCCTGACTCGTGCGGGTGTTGCTGGGTATAATAAGCCTAAGCGCACCCCATCGCATCCGAAGAAGTCGCACGTCGTGGTCGCCAAAGAAGGTGATAAGATCAGGACAATCCGTTTTGGACAGCAGGGCGTTATGGGTTCACCCGCCAACAAAGGCGAAAGCGAATCCAACAAGAAGCGCCGCGCATCATTCAAGGCTAGGCACGCAAAGAATATAGCCAAGGGTAAAATGAGCGCGGCGTTTTGGGCTGATAAGGTTAAATGGTAAATGGTTCAGATTCCAATCGTTAATGGCATCTACACGGACAATGGGCCGGACTTCCGCACGTCTTATCCTGTGAACATGATTCCAGTGCCAAAGAGCAACGGGATTAGCGAAGGCTTCCTGCGTCCTGCTGATGGGCTGGTGTCTAACGGCACTGGCCCAGGCGTGGATCGTGGCGGCATCAACTGGAACGGCATCTGCTATCGCGTGATGGGTTCTAAACTTGTCACGGTGTCCAGCACAGGCGCTGTGGCTATCATTGGTGACGTTGGTAATGACGGCAATCTAGTAACGATGGATTATAGCTTCGATCTATTAGCTATCGCTTCCAATCAAGACCTATTTTACTATTCGCCCAGCACTGGCCTTAATCGAGTCACTGACCCTGACCTTGGCATTGTTTTAGATGTTGTGTGGGTAGATGGTTATTTCATGACCACTGATGGCGAGTTTCTTATCGTTACGGAACTAAGCGATCCGACGCAAGTTAACCCACTGAAGTATGGTTCGTCAGAAATTGACCCTGACCCTGTTGTCGCACTGCTGAAACTACGCAATGAGATATATGCTCTGAACCGAAACACCATCGAAGTCTTTGATAACGTAGGCGGTGATTTATTCCCATTTCAACGCATTGAAGGAGCGCAAGTTGAAAAAGGAGTTGTTGGAACTCATGCTTGCTGCGTCTATCTTGAAAGTATTGCGTTCGTTGGTAGTGGGTTCAACGAAGCCCCGGGCGTTTACCTTGGTGGCAATGCGAAGGCGAATAAGATCAGCACGCAAGAGATAGACCAAATCTTGCTTGAGTTTACCGAAGAACAGCTATCCACAATTAAGATAGAAGCGCGTAACGACAAGGCGCATGAGCATCTATATATTCACCTTCCTGACCGCACGATTGTGTTCGATGCTGCCGCTACGCAAGATTTAGGCCAGCCAGTATGGTTCATTCTGACAAGCAGCTTGGTTGGCTTATCGAAGTATCGCGCACAGAACCTTGTCTGGTGTTATGACAAGTGGCTGGTGGGCGACCCAACGAACACCAATGTAGGATACATGGTTCGAAACATCTCAAGCCATTATGGGCAGAAGGTGCGCTGGGAGTTTGGCACGACAATCGTTTACAATGAAGGTCGCGGCGCAATCATTCAGAACCTAGAGCTTGTTGGCCTAACTGGTTCGGCCGCATATGGCGTAGAGCCGACAATCAACACAAGCTACTCCACTGATGGCCAGACCTTTAGCCAGCAGAAGTTCATCAATGCTGGCCTCACAGGGCAACGTGCAAAGCGTCTGGTGTGGTTCCAGCAGGGTTGGATGCGTAACTGGCGCATACAGCGATTTCAAGGCACGTCTGACGCTCATATGTCATTTGCTAGATTAGAGGCGGCGATAGAGCCGTTGGCGTTCTAATGGCGAACCAAAGGTTATCTCTTACACGAGATCAGTTTGCTTCATTCCTACAGGACTTTGAGCAAATCAAACAATTTGAGCGGCTGTTTGCCAACACGAATGCTAACGTCATTTCAATTGATGATGTAAGCCTTGCTGCTGGCAATTCTGGGGCAAGTGCAAATGATGCGCTGGCACAGATCATTGGTATATCTGAAACGCTAAACAAGGAACCAGCACCAGCTAACGTAAGCCAGCTTGCTGTGATTGAAACGCAGCTTACGGCACTGGATGTTGCTCCCCCTGCAAGCAATGGCTCGGTAACATCTGTGGCTGCGTCTGGTGGCACTACTGGATTAAGCTTTAGCGGATCACCCATAACCACTAGCGGCACACTGACCCTTGGCGGCACACTGGCTGTTGTTAACGGTGGGACAGGGCAGACTTCATATACTGACGGTCAACTTCTAATTGGCAACACAACTGGCAATACGCTGACTAAAGCTACGCTTAGTGCGGGTAGCGGAGTATCTATCACCAATGGAGCGGGTTCAATAACAATATCCGCAACTGGCAGCGGAGGAACAGTTACAAGCGTAGGCCAGACTTTCACGGGCGGTTTAATTTCTGTTGCTGGATCGCCAATCACAACGTCTGGAACCTTGGCGCTTACGGTTGCGGGTACGTCAGGCGGTATCCCCTATTTCTCAAGCGGGGCAACATGGGCAACGTCTGCTGTGCTTGCGGCCAACGCGATTGTTGTAGGTGGCGGTGCAGGGCTTGCTCCAGCGACAGTCACAACTGGTACTGGCGTAGTTACGGCTCTTGGGGTCAATGTCGGCACGGCGGGTTCGTTTATAGTTAATGGTGGCGCTCTAGGAACGCCCTCCAGCGGCACAGTCACTAACCTAACTGGCACAGCCTCAATGAATATCAACGGCACTGTTGGGGCTACTACGCCAACGACAGGCGCGTTTACATCAGTATCCCTAACTGCTGGCTTCGCGCTGGCGTGGAACGCAGACGTTGGTCTTTCTCGTTCTGCCGCTGGTACTTTGAATTTAGGTGACGGAACGGCAGGAACAAGTTCTGGTACGTTGGTTCTAGCCAAAACAACTTTTGCTGGTAATGCCAACCTAACTAGCCCTTCTTTGGGCAATCTACAGATCGGAACGGGAGGCACAACGGGCGCTGGCGGTTCGTTGTCGCTCACAGGTTTAACAGCGAGCGGAACGGTTTCTGCAAACAGCTTAACACTAACCACAGCTTTGTCAGTTGGTAACGGCGGCACTGGCGCTACTACCATTACGTCAGGTCGCCTTGTCAAAGCTAATGGAGCATCTGCATTTTCAGCGTCTCTTGTATATGATGACGGAACTAACTCCGGCATTGTTTCGGGTAACTTCGTCATTGATGCTGGTTCTTTGCAGACAAAATCCAACGGCAGCACCGCACTTGCAAATGCCCTTAACGATAACGTTGTAATTACAGTCGGCACTGGCTTTATGACTTTTACTGGCGGTGGCGCTTTAGCCCAGCTTGGCGGTATGGTAGCTGGTGCAAACGGGCAAAGAGTCGTAATCCTTAATACCACTGGCAGCGGGATTACTGTCATAGGTGAAAGTGCAACTTCGACGGCAGCTAACCGAATTTGGACGCAAGGGCTAAATCCCGCAACTTGGAATAACCTTGGATCAAGAGAATTTATTTATTCTACGGCGCAATCCCGCTGGCTAATGATTGGTTCTAACGCAGGTTAATATAGAGAGTTTGTTTTACATCTAACAACACGTTTATAATTGCTATATAAGTTCGATGCTATTTTAAGGAATAAGTTATGGCCGTGACCATTAGTAACATCATCCCTGCTAAGACAGCAGAGTCAACTCAGACAACGCAATATACCGCTGTTGGTGTTCAGACGATCATCGACAAGTTTACTGCGACTAACTATTCAGCCTCTTCTGCAACGATCAGCGTTAACCTTGTATCTGCTAGTGGATCAACTGGTAATGATAACTTGATTGTTAAGAGCAAGACGCTTCAAGCTAGCGAGACCTATACGTTCCCTGAACTGGTAGGCCATGTATTGCCGAAGGGTGGATTCATCTCTACTATTGCTGGCACAGCTTCAGCAGTTAACATTCGCGCATCTGGACGGGAAGTATCGTAAAGAACGAGAGTTTGAATTTGACGATTGATTGTGATAAGGTTTTGCCACAGAGCTTTTAAGAGCAGCCTGTGGCTCAATAGTAGAAAGCTTACTATGCTTAAAAGTGGAACGCCTGAATACTGGTTGCGTAGAAACTTTGTGGAAGTTTTAGACTTGCCCGAAGATGCAGTCGAATGGCTAATTGACCTATGGAAAGTTGTCCAGTTATTCGATGACATTGTGGATGGCGATAAGATAGACCGCGACGATGCTGACATGGCTATTTGGGCTGCATTGGTTGGATTACCGTCAAATCCGTTCTATCAAATCAATTATTTTGTATTATTGCCGCTTCTAAGCACAGCGATTTTAAAGTGGAAGGCGTCTGATACTGTCGAGCTTGCTGGTGATGCGTGCGCTACTAGCTTTGTTTGGCGTGCTGGATATTATGATATTGTTCTTGCTACAGTGCAGTTGGTTCATGGCACACAAGCAGCAATGGAAATAGGTCATGCTGTGTTAAAACTTTATGGCGAAAGCCTTGATGAATATATGAAGGAGATGTCTAATGCCTGATCCAGTAACGGGAGTTGGCGCTGCTGTCAGCATTGGTGGCTCGCTCTTAAAAGGTAAATCTGCCAGCAAAGCAGGGCAGCTTCAGTATGATGCTGCAATGGCTGGTGTTGATGAAACCCGTCAGGCTCGTGAAGAAATGCGGGCATTGCTTCAACCATACACTGCGGCTGGTGGCCCTGCTCTTCAGGCGCAGATGGCGGCATTAGGTCTTGCTGGCCCTGAAGCGCAGCAAGCTTATGTATCAGGACAAGAGCAAAGCCCAATATTTCAGGCGCTCGCACGGCAGCAAGAAGAAGCTATTCTACAGAACGCTTCGGCAACTGGTGGACTTCGTGGTGGCAATGCCCAAGGCGCTTTAGCGCAATTTCGTCCTCAATTGTTGAATCAGTTCCTTGAGCAACAGTATGGTCGTCTAGGTGGCATGACGCAATTAGGGCAGAGATCAGCAGCTGGCGTTGGTGCGGCTGGAATGGATGCCGCTGGCGATATTTCAACGCTTCTTGGTCAAGGCGGTGCTGCAAAGGCTGGTTCAGCTTTGGCGCAAGGTCAAATGTATGGCAATATACTTGGTTCTGTGGGTGGCGTTGCACAAGGACTTTTGGGCGGCGGCATAAACAATTCAATTAACAAAATTTTCAAGAGTGATTCGGGAATTTTCTA